CAACGACGATCACGATCGCCGAAGTGTCGGGCACGACGACGGTGAGCGGCACCGAGATCGTATGGACGGGCACAGGCTCGGGTTTCGGGCCGTTCCGCTACGCCGTACTGTACAACGACAGTTCAACATCTCCCGCGGACGCGCTGATCGCCTGGTTCGACTACGGCTCCTTGATCTCTGTCGGCGCAGGCGAGACCTTCACGTTGCGCTTTAGCACTACATCGCCCGGCGCGATGTTTACGTTGGCGTAAAACATGCTGACACCACAAGAAGCTCAAGCCATCAACGCGCTGATCGTCGCAGATCCAGCGCTTTCGTCGCAGCCGCAGACATCAGACGGCGCATACGCCATCGCGGTCGCGCTCAACACGCCGAGCGAGGCGGGCTATAAGCCGATCACCGTCGGCGCTGCGATGCTCTGGGCGGCAGGCGGACCCCGCGTGCGTATTCAGGCAGCGGCGACCGACAGCCAGCAGCCGGAAGCGGTGCGAGCGAGTTGTCAGGTTTTTCTCGACCTGATCGTGAGCGGGTCCGAGGCGCTGATTCATACCGAAGAACAGGCGATATTGCAGGCGTTCAGCGGCTGGGTCGTGACGGGCGTCATTACGCAAGCCGAATACGATGCGGTGTACGGCACCAGCGGACTTGCCGCGGCGCTGCTCTCTCGCTCCGTGGTCGCCATCGGGCGGGACGTTAGCTATCAAGACGTTATGCAGGCGAGGGCGAGCTAATGGCTGCGGATATCAAGACTAAATACGGCACTTCCACGTCGATGACGATGACGGGCATCGAAGACGTGGACTCGTCCGCAACGTGGGTCGGCGGCTGGACCTCGAACTCTGTCAACAACACCAGCACGCTGGCGGTCGATTATCTACTAAGCGGGCAGTTCACGACGGAATCCACCAACCGCCAAGCCGGCTACATCTTTGTTTACGCCTATGCGTCGTTCAACGACACGCCCACGTGGCCGGACATCTTCTCGTCCGGTACCGAGGGCTCTGTTGGCGCAGCAACTGTTCACGACACCGAGCAGCGCGATTCTGGGATGCGGCTTGTCTCGGTCATTACCGTCGACAACACGGCGTCTGCGGTATACACATTCCCGCCGACCTCGATTGCGCAGATTTTTGGCGGATCTGTCCCGCCCTACTGGGCGGTCTGGGTGACGGCTAACGCAGCGACGACGACTAACGACTGGTGCGTTAGCACTGGGACCAACCTTTATTACGTGCCGATCCTGTATCAGACCGTCTGATGCTGCCACCCTCTGGTAAATGGTCCGTTCAGCCGCCCCCGTGGGCGGCGCTCGACTTCGACAACCCGATTCTAAAGGACGTTCAGCACGTCGCTTCAGGGTCTAATGCGTTTCTTAATCTTGGCGAGTACAACGACTCGTTTCGCACAAGCGCAACGCCGCCTGTCCCGACTCGCCAGCCGTCTGGCATCTCGTATCGACTGCTAGGAAGTACGGGTTATCTAGCCACTAACGCGGGTGGTTGGGTCAATTCCCGATCAAACTGGACGGTTTTCGTTCTTGGCGTCCCGAGATCTTTAGCTGCTAACAGTGCAATCTCAATCGTTGCCGAAACCCCGGGGGTAGGAAACCGCGACAGGGGTATCCAGTTCAATACAGCCGGGAAAGTCATTGCGACCGTTCAAGACAGCACGGTCAAAAACCTAGTTGGCGCGACAACGATTGTCGCGGGAACGCCGTTTTCTGCCGCTTCCAGAGCATCAACAACTGCGCTTGATGTCTTTGTTAACGGCTTGGTTGACGCTACGCCGTTAACAATCACCAACAACGGGCTAAACACTTACGCATCGCCCGAAGTTGTGGTTGGTTATGGCGGCGTCGGAGCCGGGTTTGGCGTAACGCAAGCAAGCGCCTTTGACGCTTCTTTGGTTATCTGGTGGTCTCGAGCGGTAACTGACGCCGAGATTCTTTCGCTCCACCAGAACCCGTGGCAGGTCTTCAAGTCCCCGCGGCGGATCATCGTTCCCGAATCAGGCGCGGTTGCCTACACCCTCGACACCACGCCCGGCGCCTATAACATCACCGGCAGCTCGCCGTCGTTGTTGGCGAGCCGTCTGGTCGATACGACGCCTAGTGCTTACGACCTCACTGGCAGCTCACCGTCGCTTCTGCTCGGCCGCGCGCTGGACACGACGCCCGGTGACTATGACATCACGGGCAGCTCGCCATCGCTCTTGCTGGGGCGCGCACTTGAGACGACGCCCGGCGATTACGACATCACCGGCTCGCCCGTCGATCTCGAGAAGGCGACCGCGGGTCAGTTCGTACTGCAAACGACGCCGGGCGCGTACAACATCACCGGCTTCCCCGTCGAGCTGATCGCCAACATCACGCAGCTTGCAGGCGGCGGCCCCGGCAAGACGGCCAAGCGCCGCGGCTGGGCGAACGAACGCGCCAGGTTCGAGGAGTCGCTGCGCACCGAGGAGGTGGCAGAGCAGGTCAAGGCGGCGCAGCGCGTGCTGAAGAAGGCGCAGTCTGAATCGGCGCAGCGCCTTGGCGAGCTGGTGGAAGAGTACGAGGCCGCCCGCGCATCGCTTGATGAACTGCGCGAGCAGGTGGCACGCATCGAGCGCGAGTCGCGCATCCGCGAGGAGGTCGAGGTCGCGTCGAAGGTCGTCGAGATATTCGCCCGCGAGGAGGAGGAGATCATCGCCATCCTCGAGATCATCGACGAGATGGACTCGCGCGCATTGCTTGCCGCTGTCGGCATTGCTGCATGAATATTGCGCGATTGACAGGACAGCATCTAGAATAGATTTCATGGTTGCCGCCCACCACAGGGCGAGAGGTTGAAGATGTCAGAAAATACGGCAGAGCTTGAGACAATTCCCGAGGATGCGCTCGACACTGAGACGGTGATCGAGGACGAAGCAGACGATGGGGACATGGTTGTCTCGATTGGGGATGAATCGCCGGACCCCGAAGAAGAGGATGTGCAGCAGAACCAACCCGCTCCGCAGTGGGTGAAGGATCTGCGCAAGGCGCATCGAGAGCTACAGCGACAGCATCGCGAACTTCAGCAGAAGCTGACGACCGCCGAGCCGCAACGAAAGGCGCAGGCAGTGGGTCCGAAGCCAAAGCTTGAGGATCACGACTACGACGCCGAGGCTTTCGAGGCGGCGCTCGAATCCTGGTACGACCGCAAGCGAGCCGCTGACGCAGAAGCCGAAAAGGCGAAGCGTGCAGAGGAAGAGCAGGCGAAGTCGTGGCAGGCAAAGCTCGACGCCTACGGCCAAGCGAAAGCGGCGCTGAAGGTGAAGGACTACGAGGACGCCGAGGCGATTGCGCAGGAGACCTTCTCTGAGGTTCAGCAGGGCATCATGCTACAAGGCGCGGACAATCCCGCTCTTGTGGTGTATGCGCTCGGCAAGAACGCTCGGCGAGCGAAGGAGCTGGCTGCGATCCAAGATCCCGTAAAGTTCGCGTTTGCGGTTGCGAAGCTGGAGAAGGAACTCAAAGTGACGACTCGCAAGCCACCGCCGGCGCCAGAGCCCGTTGTTAAAGGCACCGGGCGTGCAAGTTCTGTAGATTCAACACTCGAGCGACTGCGCAACGAGGCACTCAAGACCGGCGATATGTCAAAGGTCATGGCCTACAAGCGGTCGCGGCAAAAATAGGAGTCTGAAAAATGCCTAATGCATTTTCGAAAGAAGAAGTGGTTGCGTTCGAAAACATTCTCGAAGGCTTCCAAGATGCGCTCGTTCTGAGCCGTAACGTCAACGTCTACGCCACCGATGGCGCAACGATGGAGCGCGCACGCGATACCATCTGGCGTCCGATGCCGTACATTGCGCAGAGCTTTGATAGCACTGTAGGCTCTTCCATTTCGTCGAACTACGACGACATGACGCAGCTTTCCGTGCCGTCGACCCTCGGCTTCTCCAAGACCTCGGCTTGGAAGCTGAACGCGAAGGAACTGCGTGATGCGCTGCAAGAAGGTCGTCTCGGCGATGCTGCCAAGCAGAAGCTGGCGTCCGACATCAACCGTTCCGTTCTGAGTGTCGCCTCGAACCAGGGCACGCTTGTCGTTGCAGTCGCAGGCGCGGCTGGTGACTACGACGACGTGGCACTCTGCGATGCGATCATGAACGAGCAGGGCGTGCCGGACTACGACCGCTACCTGGCGCTCTCGACCCGCGACTACAACGGGCTGGCTGGCAACCTGGCGACGGCTACCCGTTCGTTCGGTAACGCGAAGTCTGACCGCGCGTATGAGCGTTCCTACGTCGGCATGGTTGCAGGTTTCGATACCTACAAGATGGACTATGCCAACCGTCTGGCCGCCCAGGCGACGAGCGTCACCATCGCAACCAACGGCGCGCAGGTTCGTTTCGTCCCGCGAGCAACCACGACCTCGACCGCGGGCGTTCTGAACGTGGACAACCGCTACCAGACGGTAACGGTCTCGACCACGACCGGCGTCAACGCAGGCGACGCGTTCACTATCGCTGGCATCGAAGCCGTGCATCAGATCACCAAGCAGTCGACGGGCCAGCCGAAGACTTTCCGCGTGATCTCGGTTGACAGCGGCACGACGATGACGATTTCCCCGCCGATGATCGGCGCGAACTCGTCTCCGACCGACGCCGAGCTTCAGTACAAGAACATCAACGTAGCGTCGACCTCGGCGACTGCGGCGATTAACTGGCTGAACGACAACGCCTGCAACGTCAACCCGTTCTGGTTCAAGAACTCGATCGAGCTGCTTCCGGGCCGATATGCAGTTCCGACCGACAGCGGCGCGGCGGTCATGCGTGCAAGCACGGACCAGGGCATCGAGCTGGTGATGCAGAAGTTCTACGACATCGACACCATGACGATCAAGTATCGTCTGGATACGTTGTACGGGGTCGTCTGCACAGCGCCGGAAATGTGCGGAGTCCTCATTTTTGGGCAATAACCAAATAATATAACTCCGCAAAGTGCTATCATGGCTCTGTGTAAAAGCAGGGCCATGATATGCACACTCTTTATAAGTTGGTTTTTTCTTCTGGAAAAACGTACGTAGGGCAAACAACCCGAACAATAAAAAGCAGGATTGCTCAGCATCGGCGTTCTGTTGCATCTGATAGCCAACTACTTGTTCATTGCGCTTGGCGGCAGCACGGAGACCCAGAGATAATCGTTCTGGCTCAGTTTGAATCGCAAGAAGAGCTGCACGCAGCAGAAGAGGACGCAATCAAGAGCCTCAACACTTTGTCTCCAAATGGTTACAACGTGGCGCACGGCGGAAAGACAGCGCCATCAAAAAACCCAGAAGTTGCAGCCAAGATTTCCGAAAAAGCCACGGGAAGAAAAGTTGCTGATACATCCAGGATTTCTGAGGGCGTTCGACGGAACTGGCAAGACCCAGAATACAGACGAAAGGTTTCGGATGGATTGAAGGCCGCTTGGACAGAAGAGGCTAGAAAAAAACGTTCTGAAAAATTCAAAGAGATTTGGGAGCAGCGAAAGGCGTCTGGCTATGTTATGTCTAATGAAACAAAACAGAAGCTCGCGTCTTACACCAGGACGGCAGAAACCAAGGCAAAAATGAGCATCTCTGCAAAGCAGCGCCCAATGCCAAAAATGGATGAAGCGGCGATGGCTCGACAAGCTGCTGGAGTTGCAAGATCATGGGCGGACCCAGAAATCAGAGCAAAGCGTCTTGCGGCTATGGCCGCAGCTAGAGAACGTAGAAAGGAGAGGGCAACCTATGCCGTTGAAAAAAGGCTACAGCCAGAAGTCGATCAGCTCGAACATCTCTAAGGAGATGAAGTCGGGCAAGCCGCAGAAGCAGGCGATCGCAATCGCGCTCGAGACTGCACGCACCGCAGCGAAGAAGGCGGGCAAACCGTCGAAGGCACCGAAAAAGGGGAAATGATGTATCCGCGCCACGTTTACTGCTCGCCTGGTCCGTATCAGAAGACAACCAGCCATCCCACGTGGGGCTGCAAGTCAGTCGAGAGCGAGGAAGAGCTGGCAGAGGCGCTGGCATCGGGTAAATGGTTTGAGTCGATTGCGGAGGCGTGCGACGCTGCGGGCGAAGCCGCCTATCCGCGTCTGCGCGGGCGTATGCGCTCGATTGCTCTGCGCAAGCGGCGCACGTATGCTTTACCTAGTGACGACGCACCGCCGTCGCGTG